GGTTGATGTTAATGGTTTTTCTTTTTACAGTGAAGGTTTTGGTGATAAAAGTAAATACATAGATGGTTATGTTGCTTACACTACTAATTCTAGTGGAGAGGAATCACTTCACAGTATGTGTAATGATGTTAAGTATTTAAAATCGTTTATAAATAAAAATACAAACCTACAGTTCTTACAACCTAGTGTTGATCTTCTAACAAACTATACATAAATAACTATAAATAAAATTGATATGAGTACAGAATTATATGATAATGGTATATTAAAATTACAACAGTATTATTCTAGTGAACAAGCATGTAAGTTCCTAGAAGATTTAGAGTCAGTAATCGAAAGGCATGATGTATACAATACACCTGCTGACCCGAATGCTAATTTTAATGAGTTAAGACGTTCCGGTAAGTTCGTTATAAATAAACGGCTAGGAAAAAGAGATGGTGATGAGGGAATGATTGACTTATGGAATTATAATCTCGAGATGTCTGAGCAAACTAGCAAGATGTTGACTGAGTTAAATGATCATGTATTAACAGAATTGCATAATTCATTCCCGGGCGTAAACTACGAACTCAAAACACACAATGCCTACATTAATAATTCAATTAAAACAACTAGAGGTATTCATGCTGATTCACATTTCTTCCCTAGCAGGATTAAGTCTTTTCTATATTTGACAGAAATACCGGACGAAAGTTATGGTCCGTTTTCATATATAAAAAAGAGTCACTTTAAAGAGGGTCTCAAATATCATAGAAAGTATGATATATATGAACCATTAACTCCAGAGGACAAATCTAACTACACAATATACACGGGTATAAATCCAGGAGATGTTGTGATTGCTGCTGTATCAGGTGCTCATAGAGGTCTACCTCAAGCACCTGGTAAGGTGCGTATGGCCATAGTAAGTAGCTATGATCCGGTGAAGAAATAATAAAATAAGATTAGTGAATATATGCTCCTTGATCCTTGCTCGTGGAGGCAGTAAAGGTATACCTAAGAAAAATATTATTGATATTAATGGCAAGCCATTGCTTTACTATACTGCGAACGCTTCGTTGAATTCAAGCGTTGATGAAACATGGGTGAGTACCGACTGTAGTGAGATAGGAACCTATGCGAAGGATATAGGGTGTAAAGTTATAGTCCGGCCAGGAGACATCTCCGGTGATAATTCCAAGAGTGATGAAGCTCTTGTCCATTTCGCAGAGAATGTAGATTTTGATATACTGGTGTTCATTCAGCCAACATCACCATTGTTACTTTCAGATGATATCAACCAAGGTCTAGATAAAATGAATGAATATGATTCCATGTTTAGTGTTTGTATTGAGCATTGGATTCCGAGATGGAATCTTCCCGCTAGATCCATGAACGGTCATCTTCTCAAAGGCAGTCCGGATGGTTGGGATATTAATAATCGACCAATGAGGCAAGACATGCCGGAGAAGGCAGTTGAAAATGGTGCATTTTATATCACCACAAGAGAACAGCTACTCAAAACAAAATTAAGATACGGTGGTAACATAGGCTTCATTACAATGCCTCTACACAGAAGCTTTCAAATTGACACCTATGAAGACCTAGAGCTTATACAAAAATTATTATAATGACTAACATAAACACATATGAACAATTTATAAATCATTTTGTTCAACCACTACATGATAAACCTAATGACAAGACCTGTGCACTTGTGTTCAACTCACACTCTCTACTCGATAGCTGTCATGGGGAGTTGATAGATCAGCATGATGTAGTCGTGCGTTTCAGCCTAGCTCCTACAGCAGGTTTCGAAAAGCGTGTAGGCTCAAAAACCACTCATAGAATATTGGCTTGTGTGAGGGGTGAGAATATCTACTTTCAGGAAAATGATGAACAAGTTATTCGACTGTACAGACCGACTGGTAGTCCGTGGGCAAGAAAATACCATGAGATGGATTTCGAGATGTATAAGATTGAAGATAATAAAAAATTCTTTGATAATTTTATCATGTGCGGGAAGGGTAATGACAAGCAAGCACGTATAATTTTAAGTAAAATAATTAAGCGCGATGCCGGTCCTACCACAGGTCTAATCACCATGTTGATGTGTATGGAGCATTTTAATACAGTAAATCTGTTCGGTTTTGAGGAACAAGAATACAGCGATGATGTACGTTACCATTATTATGATGATATAGATAACCTGGCTAAGGTTAATGAAATTATGAAGTCTAAAGGTTTTAAATTTCCAACACAAACTCCACACGTGATTAGTGGTTGTACTCGACAGGCACATAAAACCAATCACCCACATATTGGTTCCGGGTCAGAGAAACAGGCTATATTAACTATAGCTGATAATAATTTAATTAAAATACACTAATGCTAATATACGTAGACATCGATGACACAATATGTCACACCTCCGGCATGGACTATGCTGATGCGACTCCTATAGTAACGAGAATTAATAAAGTTAATGAACTGTATGATCAAGGTAACACAATAGTGTATTGGACTGCTAGAGGCACCAAGACTGGTATAGACTGGACTAACACCACCACCAAACAACTCAAAAGTTGGAGCGTCAAGTATCATGAGCTGTTGTTTGGAAAACCAGCATACGATTTGTTTATAGATGATAAGAATATAAATAGTGATGAATACTTTAAAGAAACGACACACTGAGTTAAAAAACATACATCAAAGACAAGACATCTGGGTAGTAGGTGCTGGTCCGAGTCTCAATCACGTCAACCCTGAGTTTTTTGATAATAAGATAACCATAGGTATCAACAGAGTGTGTCAATGGGTACCGTGTGATTATATTGTCACAAAGGATGACCAAGGATTCAAAGAAATATTTTCTAGTCGCAAGCAATCAAAGGTAATATTGTCTAAGTGGGAGAGTGGTGATCCAGATACAAAAGAGAATGAAGCAGATTTTGAGTGTTATTACTTTGATCACCCCGATAAACCTGGTCAACGTCCTGTTCTAGATGTAATAGGTACTGATCAAATAGTTGTAAGCTATTCAACTATAACTAGTGCGATACATTTGGCAGCATATATGGGAGCTAGCGCTGTTATGTTATGTGGTCATGACTGTGGTGTGATTGATAATTATGCTGCTGTCAAAGGTTATTATGCAGGTGAAGTAAAACCTGTACAAAAGACAATTGAAGATTATGCGAAGTGGGTTAGTAATGATATCGAGCAACACACTATTGATGTTAAAAATCGAATCAAACAGGTTTATAATATAGACACTCATTCATTGAATCCTTTCATAAATTTAAATCTAGAAAATCACAAATATAATAGATGTTGATTATTTTTATCGTTAGTATATAATAAGATATGACTAACGATTGCACCGGTGAAATAAACGAAACAGAGTTTGTCGATCATCATAAAAGACAGTTGCTCAGCAACACAAACATGCTTGATAAAACTATATCTTTTCTGATTAACAACAAACATATCGATAATAAATTGACGAAGAACATACAAGACACAATCAGCAAACTTAAAGAACAAGTGGTGTCTTTCAATGATGATCCATGGAATGGATCGTGTCCGCATAACGACCCCACATTAGATCCTAAAGATCCATACTACATGAGACCTGGAACTGGTAACTCACCAGAAGAGCTAGCGAGATTTGTAGACGCTGAAAGACATGCTTCCGGTTCAGAGACTCTGATGGGATGTATCAGACAATCAACCAATAACCCTTTAAACAAAAAACAAAATGATAATTGAACAAGAACTATACGACGGAAATTTAATTCACAAGCGTTTCGCATACAATCACTTCAGAAACCGAACCTTACCCATTGGTAACCTAGTAGCATTCAGAGCTCCTATGCTCGTGGAAGCAGATGGTATGATTGATGAAGAGGACATCATCAAAGGTGAGTTTATCTACAGTGATGATGCTATCAATTTTTGTTGGGAGATTCCAAACTTAGATCCTTTTGGAGCGGTTGCTTATCAACGACTTTTCAACACTCAAGTGGCTCATATTTTGAGCAGCAATTACTTGCACAAACCAATCGAGATGGATGGTGATGATTTTATCGTGCATGCGGAGCATCAACAAGGTGGCATCGTGCAACAGAAAGGCAAGTGCAGCGTGAGCATCACTTACAGCACCAACAATGTGGCCATCGGACACACCGGCATCAACATTGCAGCAGGACGCAAAGCACCAGCACATGCGTTCAGCACCAACTTGACTGATGAACAAGCTACAAGCTTCATGAAAGAAGTGATCGACATGTTTTACGCCTTGAATGATGACATGTTCATTGCCACCACCAAGGTGATTGTGTAGTGACGTTTTTTGATGTTATAAACGACATCTTGTTTCACAAACGAGGAGACAAGCTTAACAATGTTGATCATGATCAACACATGGTACCATTTCTACTCAACAGATGGATCAGCATGCACAGTCCTGCATTATGTCGTTATGTGAATGATACTATGAATAGATATATTGGATTGTTTGATGACAAACGTGACATGTATCGTGCATACTTGAACATAATACCCAAGGTGAATAAAAAGTTTATCAGATATATAAAAAAGACAAAAGTAGAACCAGTTGAACCGGATGTGGATGCACCAGACGTGTCATTAATCGCACGGGAGCTTGAACTTTCAGAAAGAGAGATAAATATGTATATACAACATGAGTGCCAACATAGATCAACTAACACCAACTGAAAGTTTAATAGACCTGAGCAAATACACCGGTTCAGAGTTCACGCTGCCGGATTACCAAATCACCAAATTGTTTGATGATTTGATTCTTGCTGAATTTGTGGACGTGAGTCCGGATGGAGATGCAATCAAACGTGGAGACATATTCATACCACTCAATGCAGCTCCTAAAGCGTGGAGAGTAGGTAAAGTTCACTTGTTAGGAGAGAAGTGTGAGAATGTATCTGTTGATGATGTGATAGTATTTCCTAGTGACAAAGGTATACCAGTCACCAACTTACAATACACAACACCAGCCGGAGATAGCAAGACTGTCAAGCATGGTATATTTTTAAATCAAGAAAGATTGTTCGGAGTCTGCAAACCTGCTGATGTATGATTGTAGCAAGACCCACTCTGGTCTCACTACTTCAACAAAAGGTGATAGAATTAAAATACACCAGACGCATTCAACGACCGGATCGACCAGCCACTAGACGCATGTTATGCACCAACAATCAACAATTACTAATGAGTGAGAATGGACTCAATGTGTTGAGATACAAACCTAGTGGTGGGCAATCAAATCACAACCACTCTTTACACAACACTGTACCAACATGGGATATACTAGTACAAGACTACCGAACAGTTAGCGCTGATAATTGTGATGTCATTACTGTTTTCGAACCAGATGAGAGTTGGTGGACTTACTTTAACGAGAGCATTCTACCTATGAATGCAGATCAAAAACTAACATTTTTAAACTCATGACACTAGGAGAACAAGTTAATAAACATCTTAAAATGATGTTACAACATGAGTTTGATTTATGTAATATACACACAGGCAAAAGCCTGAGACGTGGAAAATTTTTACTATACACAGTGAAAGAATTTTACATGTTGTTAATATTTAACAACAACAAAGGTGAACGTAAGCAATACAACATGCCGTTCCCGTATGATATCACCATAAATGATCAAGGTGGTATCAGATTTGATTACACACTAAATACATTATGCTACGATCGAGAAAGTTTGGTTGAGCATATCAAGCAAGTACCCAAGAGTCGTAGCCCGTTTTATGACAGTGTAATCGAGATGCAGTCAGTATAATTGATAAATGTACACAGGTATGAATAAATATTCATATCATGTCATACACTAATATATACAATTACCCAGCCACAGAGACAGCTGATCTGATCTTTGGGGATGGAGTCTCAAACGAAAACTCTGCAGATATAGCCAGAACAAGTTCTATCGTATCTAATGCTCCAGCAGGTACTGACCTCGACGCGATTCGCGCCTACGTAGATGCAGTCCATGGGAGCAACACTGAATATCAGACTGCTGCTACTAGAATTGGTGGAGCACCACCCAAAATCTGGGAATTCTTAAGACTCAAAAGATAAAGGTTAAAAGCATTACGTTTGATCTCCGGGTAGGAATCGGCACACATTGCACCTGACACACAGCCAGGTACAATGTTAGTTTGATGTCCAGTGCAGTGGATCGTCACTAGGGCGCATACAATAATCTTGATTTTATGGAGAATCCCTACCTATAAACTCCGGTCTGATAACCACCAAGATTTGCTAGCGTGTGCTAAGGTTCGGTGCTGTGCGAGGTGTTAACTCGCCGTTTTTATCTGTCGCCCAACAGTAGTTTAATTTAGCTACGCTTGTTCCAGCAGTACTCTCTGCCGAGTCAAATCCTATCTCTTGAGCTGACCGCTACTCACACTCGTGTACCGAAAATGCTGATAGGCAGAGTTGTAGCGTTATCTCACACTTGTACTCCATCTAATATATTATACCCATATTCCCAAAGATCAACATAAATATTAATATGAAGTCCAATCCATTTCATTTCGAGATAAAAGATCTGTTGATTCAATTTGTATCTGCGTTTGATGACGTGGTTATTGGGCGTTATAATAGAGCTAGAGAATTACAAGATCAAATACGTGTAAAGTACATATACGCACCTAAACAGCGTGTTTTACATGATCTAGTAAACAAAACGCAACACATAACATTACCTGGAGTAGCAGTTAGTATCGCGAGTATAAGTAGAGACAATGATAGAGTGTTTAATAAAATTGCTGGTAGCTGGTATCAGCGTGATGCAGGTCTACCAGATGGACTAACAACTACAGACTACATGCCACAGCCTGTACCGGTGGATATAGCAATAAACATGTCGGTTATAACAAAATATCAAACTGACATGGATCAAATATTAACAAACTTTATACCTTACAATGATCCATACATAGTTGTGAGCTGGAAAAATCCTGATAAAAATTTATCTTTACCACAGGAGATACGTAGTGTGGTGGAGTGGAGTGGTAATATAAACATGCAATATCCGGTTGATTTACAACCTAACACACCATATAGAGTGACTGCAGACACTTCATTTATTATTAAAGGTTGGTTATTCAAGAAAGAATCAACACGCAATTTACCAAATATATTAACAGTTACAGTAAACACTCAAAGTGTAGAGGGTGCAACAGATAATACTGGTGTTATATACACTCTAAACAATGAAACGCTAACTCCTCCACTGTCTATAATATGAGTTTTATTCCTGATCCAACTCCATGGAGACGTCATTCTGTATTTTACGGTCGACGTTATATACCAGGTTATGTAACTTTTAGAACAATAGAAACTGGACAAGGTGGAGCTGTAGTTAGATTCAACACATACAACGTGGCAGGTCGTGGTAGATCACAGACTATATATTCGGTATTACCTCAAATTACAACAGTGTTTCTCCATAGCTCTGAAGGAGGAAACATAGTACATAGCAGCAACAAGATAAAAGATTTAACTGCATTATCAAACACTCAACTAGAGTTATGGGGATACAATTTCGCAGAGTTACCCATCTCGAGAGAATACACAAATACACTACACGTGTATGTATCAGCAAATGATGGTGTGTTTGATGATAGCTTGTATAAGAGAATAACGCTGAATAGTGGCATGACTGCTAAATTTCCACCATTTAATGGTATTGAAGTTGAACATGAGAAAATACCAGTATTGGATAAAACGAAGAGTGTCACTCGCTCTCAACCACAAACTTTAATATACACATATAAAAATAAATTAAAATTTAAACTTCCTTACATATTCGAACAGATAGGTTGTGTTGATGTTATAGTTGCTAATGCTGTAGGTTACACTACATTACGAACACTAACAAATGATCTGGTGTGTGCTCCTAAACCGACACCTACACCTAGTCCTACACTAACACCACTACCCACACCAACTCCTGGGCCTACACTAACACCAACACCTACACCTGTACCTACGATACCATGCCCAAGCAATGATATTGAACTTGTACTGAATGTTGAAGACAATTGTGGTTGCCCGGTGAGTGTTGAATGGACACATCAACATGCAAATACAGATGGTTATATACTTTATAGGAAGATCAATAATTCAGACTGGATAGAGTTGTATGATTGGAAAATTAACAATCCGTGGATAAGCAAGACCAAAAAATACTTAGATAGTGACATATTAGATTGTAGAGATATACATCAATATAAAGTCAAAGTGTATAACTCTAGATGTGATTATGAGTTCGGCCCGGTACAGTTAATGATACCTACATGTACTCCGACCCCAACTCCTACCCCGACATATGTTGCTGATGAGTTTGGACTATGTGAACCTACACCAACACCTACGCCATCACCGACTCCTACATATGTTGCTGATGAGTTCGGATTATGCTTCACACCGACACCTACACCGACTTACATAGTAGATGAGTTCGATTTGTGTAATATAACACCAACACCTACTCCAACACCTACAACAACATATGTAGCTGATGAATGGGATCGTTGCATAATAACACCAACTCCAACACCTACTTTAACATACACACCTACTCCTACTCCGACTCCAACACCAACTACACACTGTACTGAATATGATCTGTGTTTCACACCCACACCTACACCCACACCGACATTTGTTGTAGATGAGTTTGATCGTTGCGTGATAACACCAACACCATCACCGACACCGACACCTACTCCTACGTTTGTAGCAGATGAATGGGATCGTTGTATAATAACACCTACTCCATCCCCAACACCAACACCGACTGAAATTTGTGAACTGAAGCAACCAGAGCAGTTTATTAATAGTGATATTTCTATAGTTAAGAGTGATATGTTAAAAGCGCCTCAACTATATAATGACTGGCACATACCATCCTCCGCAGTTGATCCTACTACCATAATAAATGGTAAATTAAACAGTATAGGTTATTATCACACATACATGATGTGGCAGTATGTAGATACTGAACCATATAACACGTATCGTATGGAGATAATGTCTGATGAACCTGTAGTTGTATTCTTTGATGCAGTTGTTAAATGGCCAGATGGTACGAAATCCTCATGGAATAAATTGACTGGAGTGTTTGATATTAGAGTTGAGAGTGATATTGCATTTGCTGCTGGTGTTGTAATACACAATAAATCCGGTGTTTCATATCTGCAAATGAGAAATGTTGAAAATTGTGTACCTACACAAACACCTACTCCGACACCGACATTAGTTGCAGACGAGTGGGACAAGTGTGTGATAACACCTACACCATCACCGACTCCTACTATAACTCCAACATACTCACCTACACCTACTCCGACACCTACATTAGTTGCAGACGAATGGGACCGTTGCGTGATAACACCAACACCTACTCCTACTCCTACACCTACTCCAACTTACACGGTAACACCGACACCTACGCCAACTTTCACGGTAACACCAACTCCTACACCAACTTTCACAGTAACACCAACACCGACACCTACTCCAACATACTCACCTACACCTACTCCGACACCTACATTAGTTGCAGACGAATGGGACCGTTGCGTGATAACACCAACACCTACTCCTACTCCAACACCTACTCCAACATACTCACCGACACCGACGCCGACTTTCACGGTAACACCAACTCCTACACCAACACCTACACCAACACCGACTAGAGGTCAGACAACATGGACTGTAGGTCAACTCAGTAGTGTAGATGTATGGTTAGATGCTAGTGACAAAAATACAATTGATAAATATATAGATCCTATAACCGGTTCTATTGAAAATAGAGTAGTCAGGTGGAACAGTCTGTCTGGAAACTCTTCTCTAATACCGCTGCATGGTGGCGCTAATGGACCTCTGACAAATCAGTCAACTGTAAATGATATGAATGTGTTGAGTTTCGATGGTGATGAAGATTCTCTAATATTAAATGACTATGATATACCAGAGAATTTCACTGCTTTTATCGTATCTAAGCTAGAAGTTGATAATGAGTTAGATGGTTTAATATCATATGGCTGGAAGAGTAGCTCGTCTAATACTGGGATTGATACTAGATTTGAATTGGTAGCTGGTAACGATAGGGAGTTTAAAGGTAAACTCAAAACTACAGGTATTGCAGTCACTACAGATGAAGTAGACCTAACCACACCCTCTCAAGAGGTTGGTATACATGAGATAATATTTGACAGTAATACAGGTATGTTGAATGTATATGCTAATACAATATTAGGAGCATCAATATCCATTAATAACAAATTGGATCCGCAAAATAAACGTTTATTCTTATTTAGTAATAGTGATTGGTGGAATCCTGGTAATCAACCTAGCGGTGAGTTGTATGAAGTTATAATTATACCGGAAGTTATTTCTTTAAATCAACAAGCTGCAATACA